GACGATCTACTTAAGCAATACGTTCGGGATTCGGGGCCCGAGAGGGCCGTCCGACGGAGGTATGAATTTGATCCCATCGAGCATATCACTGTTACTGAAAGAACGGGGCAAACGCTCCGTCCGTTTGAATACACCACTCAGGCGTTTCATTCGGATTTCTTTAGCAGTGCTAGCGCGATGCGAGGTTCAGTTACCGATGTCCTGACCAGTACCGAGAGGTATTGGTTTTCAGGAGCGTTCTGCTACTCACTTCCCACGGGGGATAACCCTTTTGAGAAGTTTGGGCTTTACGCGGCTCTCGCAAAGAAGATTCTCGGAACGAGAATCGATGCTGAGATCCTTTGGGAACTGAGTCCATGGACCTGGCTCGCCGACTGGTTCTTCGATATTGGTATTCTTATGAAGAATATCTCGATGTTCCAGCAGGACGGGTTAGTGTTGCGATATGGATATCTGATGCGTGAAACCACGCTTCAGATGTCCTCCACTCACAGAGGCCTGACTTTACTGTCTGGCAATACTGGGAGCGTTACCTCTACCATCCGCATTAAGCAGAAGGAAAGAGTGCGCGCAACTCCATATGGATTTGGACTGAGTCCTTCTACGTTTGATGCGCAGAAGTGGTCCATCCTGGTTGCTCTTGGTTTAACCAATGGGAACCGCCAACTGTTATAGGGCTTGGTAAGCCGTGCTAACAGGGCGTGTCCGGAATCCACCGGGCATGTCGTCATCTAGTGCAATGTTTATATTACAAAGGAGACGGCTCATGGCCTTCGCAGATCCCACAACTATCACTATTTCCACTGTCGCTACAGCTTTCGCTCGTACCGCCAGTGGAGCCGGGTCCGGAGAATTCCGGAATTCGGTTGGAGACCTTTTGCTCGATGTTCGTCATGCCTATGGCAAGAAGATTAATCGTACCATCGGTCTCACGCGCCTGAAGTATTCAGCCGACCCTATTAATTCGGCAATCAACCGCCCTCTGAAGACGACTGTACGCGTAAGCGTTTCAGTCGACGCAGGGGCCTCGAATGCCGACATTAAGGCCGACTTGATCGGTCTTCTTACCCTGCTCACTGCGAGCAGTGGGGCGAAGATCGACCAGCTTCTTGGCGGAGAGAACTAAAGTGATTTCCTATGACCAACTAGTCGTAGGGATTTTGCTTTTTCTCTCTCTGATAGTCGTCACGGTTATTCCGTGGCTGATTAGTTTTACCCTACGTGACGCAAGTCACGCAAGGCGTAGACACTGATCTACTGCGGGGATCCCATGAGCTTTGGATGCTAACTCCCGAAAGGAGCACACATGAAAAGCCTAGAAGATCTCCCAAAGATTCTACTAGCAGAAGCTGGTAGAATCACCGGCATTGACACCTCTCTTGATCTTAAACTAATCGAGAGTCGATTCGCAGCTGAGGGTTTATCGTTTCTGACGATGACCCTACCTTCTTTTACTAAGAGCCTTTATGAGGCCCTGGATAGAGGAAGGATCGTTTCAGCTGACTTTCCATCTTTTGGAAAGTCGGCCCATTTGCCGCACTTCATGCGCGGCTTTATGGAACGCATCTTCGATTCGAGTAGTGGTGAGTTGCTCGACGGGCCGGATCTTTATTGTATCCGTGCCACGATCCAGGTAACTGGATCGCTAGGTAAAGTAGAGATTCCTTGTTCCCCCGAAAGGGTAGACAAGGCGTTTCTCTCCTTCGTCGAGAATGACGTGGACGTCCGTGTTTGGGATAAGGTGGTTTTAAACCAGCCTAATCTCCTGCAGGAGTTCCGCCAGACCGCGAATGCCCTCTTCGGAGGTGTATTTCACTTCGTTCAGAGAAATCTGGACAGCGGACTGGTGCCTGCGCACGGACCTGGAGCAACGGCTGAACGCCTTTCTAGTAATAGAAGGTGGAAGCAGTGCTCTTGGCCATCGCGATTGGAAGAAGTGTTTCCTATGTGGAAGCATGCCTTCACTAGCGCCCGGTTTTACCTGGACGCCCTCGACGATGGCGACATCACGGAGCCTGGTACCGAACTACCCGTTAGGGTAGTAGACGTACCTAAGACGCTGAAAACACCCCGAATAATCGCTATCGAACCCGCCTGCATGCAGTACGTGCAGCAGGGACTTCGTAGATTATTCGAGATGGGAATCGAATCGGATAAACTGGTTCGCTCCCTGATCACTCTAAGAGACCAAACGCCTAACCAGCGTTTGGCTCTCTTAGGCTCCCTCGGATATGCGCTTCCCATTACTGGGACGCATTCTGCGGATTCGGTCGCAACGCTTGATTTGAGCGATGCGAGTGATCGTGTTTCCAACTTGCTTGTGAAGACGATGCTTCTGGACTACCCCGAGTTAAATCGGGCGGTCCAAGCGTGTCGTTCAACACATGCAAGTGTGCCTGGTTTTGAGGGAGTAATCCCTCTTGCCAAGTTCGCGAGTATGGGTTCAGCCCTAACGTTCGTAATGGAGACCATCGTCTTTACCGTCATTGTCACAATGGCGATTCGGCGTGATCTTCATCGCGAGTTGGGCCCAACTACACCGCTCCTCGAGAAGCGCTTTAGTAGCGCTCTCGAGTGGGTGCATGTGTTTGGAGACGACATAGTCGTTCCTAAGCACCATGCTGCAGCGACCGCGATTTTGCTTGAGGACCTCGGTCTAAAAGTGAATGACCATAAGTCCTTCGCGGGATACCATTTCCGTGAATCTTGTGGGAAGGAATACTTTAAGGGGTTTGACGTTACTCACGTCAAACTCCGGCAGCCTCTTCCCGAGCGGTCGCAACCTGCGACAGAGTTCGCCAAGTCTATCATGTCGATCGTTTCCTTCCGCAATCTTCTGATGAAGAACGGCTGGTACGACACGTGTGATAGTCTAGACACCTTCATTGAGGGATTTATTCCCTTTCCGACGGTGGCCGAGACGAGCCCTGTTTTGGGCCGACACGATCCGTTCGGCCGGTATGATACCGAAAGAATGGACCTATTGCTGCAGCACCCC